GAGCCGTTGTGCAAGCCGGTCACGTAGACCCTCGATGTTGATGTTGGAATCGAGCGTACCACTCACGTTCATGTGAACGTCTCTCGCCCTGAATTTCGCGTCGTAGCCCATTAGCGTGAACTGCAGCAGCCCATCACTGAACTTCTTTACCGTGTCACCCGTCTTGAGACCTTGGTGCACCAGTGGCTCGTCGACGCCCACCACCGCCCGCCGATAAGCCTCAGCCCGCAACGTGTCGACCATCTCCTCCTGAATCGCTTCCATGAGCGAATCGAACAGCTTGTGGTCCTTTCGCCACCCGATCATCGTCGAACGATGCACACCCGCTGCGGTGTACGCGTGCCGCATCGAGAAACGCGACTCGGGTGGACCATCACGAAACTCAGCTAGGATTTGCAGCATCTTGTACGCCCGGGTCTCCTCGTGCAAGCGCAGGTCGCCCAGCGCCACAATCGTAGGGTCGTTGCACGTGAGCGAACTGGCGATGTGACAAGACTCACATGGCGGTAATCGAACGCGGTCGCGACGGACAGCGTCGAGCAGGGTTTGCGCGGAAATACCGGCACGACGCTCGTACTCGTCAAGCGTTTTGCTACCGATTTTGTCCAGCGTGGTGCGGTCGTCTTTGAAGGCCATGAGCGAATTAAACCACAGGCGACAGGAGCGGCACAACCCCGGTTTCTGTAGACACAAACTATCGCAAGACGGCACTCGATAGGCAGGAACTATGAACTATCGGACACCACGAGTCGATAGGCAGGAACTATGAACTATCGGACGCCACGAGTCGATAGTCGGAAACTATGGGTAATCGTGCGCGTACACGAGAGGGTAGAAGTGAAGCCCCATGTGGTGGTGCTGCATTGCTTGGCGTCTGGAGTGCTTCGAGCGTGTTCCATCGTTCCACTTCGGTGTAACAGCCGATGTAACGGCTTTCCCATTCGAGAAGAGCGTTCTGTTCCATTGTTACATCTCGCATATACCCGAATTCAGATTTTCGTGACAAGGCCGACCCCCCGCGTGCGCATGTAACGATGGAACACCGGGGCTTTTTTCGAATGGGAAGAGTGTTACATTGGTTGTTACATTGTGGTGTAACAATGGAACGCTTGGCGGGTTCCGCACTGGCCGCGATGGGCGAGTAGCGACGCATTGCACGACGCCCCAGCAGGATATCACACCCGCCGCAGCCCGTCAAGCACCTGCTCGCACTTCGCGTTTCGCTGCCCGGACCAGACCGCTCGCTGCAGCCATTCGTCCCGGGTCCACGTGTCGATCGCCGCTGCCGCGTCGAGTGCACGGAACAGCACTAGCGTTTCGCTCTGGGCTATTTCGACGAGCAGTGCGACGTGGCCGCAGTAGTCCTCGTGCCGCCGTGCCCAGTTTCGCTGTACCGGGGTCCAGTGCTGCAGTCGCACCGGAGTGCTTGCCTTTTTCGGCCACGCGGGGAGCACTTTCAACTCGATCCAGCCTTGCCACCCGAACGTCGCCGCGAACACATCGGGCACGCCACTGCCCACCCGGTTCTCGATTCGTTGCAGGTGCGCGGAGTGTCCGCACCGGCGGTCGAGCCAGTCCCACAGGCGCTGCTCGGGGAGCCTCATAGTAGCACCCGTCGCAGGGCGTTAGCGAGTCGCATGCTGGCGACACCCGGGTTGGGTGCGTCGCGCAAGATCGCCGCGTCGACGCCGTACGCGTGGCACAGCACCACGCGGGAGTCGAGTGTCCGGTGCACTCGCAGCAGTTCGTCCACGAGGTCCGGGGTGCGCTTGGCGCGTCGTGGGGTCGGCGAGGCGACCGGAGGGGTCACGACGCGCTCGGCGGGCACGGGTTGGGGTGTACATACCGGCACGGGTCGCGAAGCGCTCGGAAGGGCTCCGGTGCCCACGACAGTGACGCGTCCCGCGACGATCTGCGTGCCATCCGGCATCGCCCAGCGGGTGCCTTTCGCACGAGCGTACTCGCCTTTCGCCCACCAAGGCACGTAGAGCGGGTCGTCCGTGGGCCTCGGGTGGTGCTCGGCCAACACCGCATCAACGGCGCTCACCACGCGACACCCTGAGCGCGAAACCAGTCGCGGACGACAGCGTCGGAGCAGTCGCACAGGATGCTTTCGAGTGTGCCACGGAAGACCGATTCCCAGGTGCGGTCTTCCACCTCTTGCATCGTGTCGGTCGCATTGTCAGCGGCTGAGCACAGCACATCTTGCACCGCCGAACGCTCGCGGTAGTCTGCAATCGCGTAGCTCGCTTCGGAGAGCTTGCCGTACTGCGAGTTGTACCAAGGCTCGCGAGCGCGAGCTTGCAGCTCGACCAGGGTTTCGCTGGCGATCTGGCGGGCTTCCACGAGGTTGTCAACATACCTGCGCGTGAACACGGTGCACTTTTCCGCGTTCTTGATGGTCACGGTGTAATGGCCAGCGCTTGACTTGGTGAAGTAGGTTTTGAACATTTCGCTTGTCCTCTATCGGTTGGTTAAAAGACTTTATTATACCACGGGTGGAACAATTTGTCAATCCCCCTAGTCGTCCCACCGTTCGACGTGCTTCTCGACCGCGACCTGGACCTGCGAACACCATTTCGGGTCGGAGTCCTCCATCCACTCGGACCAAAGCTCAGGGAAAGACTCCCCGGGTTTCGCGGTGTGCACAAAGTGGCGGGCGAAGACGAGGTCGACGCAGGCGTTCAGGTCGAGGCCGACCGCCGCGAGCGCTTTTTCCGCCGCCGCGATCTGGTTCTTCGCCTTTTGCGTTAGGGTCACTTCTTTTTCCATTACGTCGCCCCCCTCATGTGTTCGTCCACGAACGTTTCGAGCGCTTGTAGCGCGAGCCACTGGTCGATCGGGTTCGAATTCTCGTCCCGCTCGGCGAATTCCGCGATGATCTTGGGGTACGAGATTTCGGCTTTGAACGGTATCCGCTGACCCCCCAGCAGCATTTCGCCGCTGAGGGTAGCGGTCCGGATTCGGACCGCCGCCGCCCGCATCACGCGGCCACCTTTGCTGACTGCTCGCGCAGTGCACGGCGGAGCATGTTGCCCAGGTTCATGCGCTGCATGCCGGGGTTCAGGTGGCAAAAGCGCTCCAGCAGCGAATCGCTCGACACTTCCAGCGTGCGGGCAACGAGCTTGTAGACGCTGGGCAATTCCAGCGAGCGCAGCTGCTCGGCGACGCTGTCGCCCTTGTCGATCGAGCGCTTTTTGGTACCGTCGGTCCGCACAGTCGTGTAGGCGCTGTACTGCGGCAGGTAGCCAGCGTAGACGACACCGTTGAGGCGCTCCTCGATCGGCTTGCGCGTAGTGACTGGGCGCACGATGTCGCCTTTGGCGCTCGCGTCACGGTCGGTGAGCACGTACTCGCGCAGGATTTCAGACTGCACCTCGGTGATCTTCGACAGCTGGCCATTGCGGACCTTGTACTCTTTACGCTGTCCGATCTGGCGGACGGTGGTCCAGCCGCCGTTGACGGCGATGATTTCGACTTGGTGAGCGGTGCGGGTGTCGATTGCGATTTTCATGATGTGGGCCTCTATTGGTTGGTTAAAAGACTTTATTATAACACGGGTGGAGCAATTTGTCAATCCCCCTATCCCCGCGAATAATGCACAGGGCGCTCGTACCTGCCGGTTTCGCTCCGGTAGACCGTCACCCACCGACCCCAGCGAGTGCCGTTATCCCACGCCCATTGGCGCGTTTCGCCGTAGGCGATCGGTGGGCTCGTGATCGGCCACGACTCGACCAGCCCCTCGGCGTCGAGCGCATCGTTCAACGTGTCGAACCAACTGGGCTTGTTCATAATGGACCTCCCAGGGTCTGGTCGATCGGACCACCAAGCCAGATGCGGGTTTCGATGCCGGACTCCTGCAGCACCTGCACCGCTAACAGGGTCGGGTACCGGCCATCGTCCGAGAGCCAGTCGATCGAGACGATCGGGTCGTCCGCGTGCGGGTTCAGCAGGTCGTCCAGCCGGATTTCGGCGACGTCCCGCTTGTTCAGGTCGAGCCACATTCGGGCGGCTTCCTGCAACATAGCTGGGTGACTTACGTTCATTTTGCATCTCCTTGCATCAAATAGGTGAACAGAATCCACTTCGCCCGGTTCATCGCCTGCCGTGCGTCCTCGACTTGCATGAAGCTGAACGTGCCGCCATCGTCGTGCGCGATCATCTCCTGCGCGTCCGACAGGATAGACGCGGCATACATCGCTGGACCCGAAAAGCGGAACGTGAGCGACCGCTCGACCGCTTCGCGCATTTGCGCCTCGGTGCACCCGTACATGCGGATCTGGCGACGCTCCGCGTCGGTCATGTCTTGGTATCTTTGCATTGCTTGCATTTTAGGCCTCTATCGGTTGGTTAAAAGACTTTATTATACCACGGGTGCAACACTCTGTCAATCCCCCTTAAGCTGCGCTTCGAGCAGTAGGATTTGAAGCCTGCCTATTTTCGTTTTGTTGTACGCGACGATCGCCTCGGCGTATTCGACCGCGTTTTGAGCCCTGAGCAGAGCGAAAGACGACTCCAGCAGGTCTTGCTCCATCGTTTCGCGCAGCGTTCTTTTGCCGGTAAAGCGGCGGAGCGCGTCGGCGATTGGTGCTAGTGTGTTCATACCTGTCCTCTATGTGTAAAAAAGCGGGAGAGCCCTCACGAGCCCTCCCCAAATGGCAACTGCAGCGTCCTACTGCAGTGTTCCGATTATACCAAGGCGAGTGCCGACTGGAGCGCGTCGCGTTTCAACCGAGCGCCAGCACCGAACCAAGCCGATTGCAGGCGCGTGTCCCGCGAGGTGGCACCACGCTCATGATCGGCGAACCGGGTCACGGCGTTCAGCAGCCCCCAAGCGGTGCCGGTTGCCGTTTTCGTCTGCTGCCCGATCCCGTCGAGGTAGATCTTAGTCACCAACTCGATCATCGGGCGCTTGGCTTTCGGGTCGATGTCCTCGTCCGCACCATAGAACACGTCGAGGAAATACTTCACCGCCTCCTCTTTCGACACGGTGCGCTTGGACATCGTCGTCGCGTCCGCTTTGAACTTGTCCCACGTGCCGCCCACGAGCCCAAGCTCGGTCTTGAACCGCGTCGGGTTGAACTGCGTGCTATGCGGTACGCGGATCTGCCCAGTCTTGTTGTCGACCGCGACCGAGAGTGTATTGTTGCAGACCACCCGGGTGGTGGTGAATTGCGCGAGATTCGAAAGCGTCCCGTCGCAAGAGGTCGCGAGCAGCAGGTACGGCAGCACCACGTCACCACCACCCACGTCGAACGAATCGTCCGCCTTAGCCAGCGCCCAGTAGGTCGCGCCCTCGCGCAGCATACCGGCGGTCTCCATCTTGAAACCGCCCACCTCGCACAGGTCGCGAAAGAACTCCATCACGTCGCGGGGCTGCGTGATGTGGTAATTGCTCGACATCACCGAAAGCGGAGCGCCAGTGTCGCTCCGGTACAGCGCCCAGCGCTTGGGCACGGTCTGCATGCGAATCGGCGCGTCATTCTCGTCGCGCACCTCGTAGGCGATCGCGCCCTTTTTAATTTCCCAGTCGAACCCCGCCTCGCGGGTCCAGGTATCCAGATTCGCGTCAGGGGTGAGCGCTTGCCCGAGTCCGTGCCACGGGGTCTCCCCCACGTAGGCCATAGCAGCTTTACCGGCGCGATTGATGTGCAGTTCGTGAGCCATGATGGTGTCCTCTATTGGTTGGTTGTTGAAGTCTCAATTATACCACTCGTACAACAGTCTGTCAAGTATCTGCCAGCTTCGCCATGCTGGTCAGGTCGCGGATCGCGAGCAGCCGGTGATCCATGTCGCTCACCAAAAGGTACAGCTTCTCCTTTTCGGCTCGCAGCTTCGCGATTTCGGCCTGCGCTTCACCAAGCGCCAAGTCCAGTTCTCTTTCGGTATCGGTCATCTCAGGGTCTCCAGTACAAAACGTCGAGGGCGATGACGATAAGGGCGACCAAAAAGACCACCCGTTCCACGCGCTCGGCGGACATCAAAGCACCTCCGTCGCGTCAATGTTCATCGACACGCTGGTCTTGGTGTGCATCGAGCACCACTCTTCGCCCAGCTGCTCGCGAGCGGCCACCGTGTCGAGGCGCTCGGAGGTCACGTGGCGAGTCTTGAGCACGTAGTTCACGCCCCGGTACACGGTGTCCACGCCGCTGCAGTCATCGCGCACCGCCTTGACCAGTTCCTTTTCGCGCTTGGCGAGCGATGCGATCTGCTCGCGCAGTGCTGCCAATTCGTCGATCACCTGCGCGGTGACCACAATCGCGGGAGTTGTGACTTTAGCCATTTTGCTGTCCTCTATCGGTTGGTTAAAAGACTTTATTATACCACGGGTGGGACTACTTGTCAATTATCCTCTCCGCCGTGATTTGCGCGTACCCCGCTATGTCCACCCACGAATCCCGGTGCTGCGGGTCACCGTTCAGAATCCGCGAAATCTTGTGCGCGATCATGTCGAGCGACTCCTTCTGGTGGCTTTTCAGCCGCCTCCACCCGTCCTGCTCGCGCATGTACTCTTTCAGATCCTGCGCGATGACGCCTTGGTGCGTGAAATCCCCGTACTGTCTACCCCGTTCATCAGTAATCGCGTCTATATCAACTTTGAAGTGCTGCAACTAGTCCCCCTTTTCTATATCGGCCTTTGTATCCACCCTCGGGTGCCCGTTTGATCATGTCTTCTACAATTTCGTCCGGTGTGACGCCTTCCCGGATCAACCGTGCGAGGGTCTCTTCGGTGGTCAGCTGCCTTCCGATCGTCGCCGGTCCGAACGCACCAAACACCGAACCCGAGTGCCTTTGCACATTGGGCAGTGCTATCCGGGCGAGTGATGCCGGATCGTCCACGCTAACATCGGGGTCGAGAATCCGGAGCGGTGCTAGGCGCGATCCGCTTTTGGGACCACCGGCTGAAGCCAGCTGCGCTTCCCGCGTGAGCATCAGTCCCATCAGTTGGTCGTCGGACCACGACGTCAAGTCCGCTCCTGGCCTGTCTTTAGTACCAAGCTCCGAGAGCGCCTGCCGGGAGTCCGGGTCTAACAGCATTCGAGCCCAGTCCGATTCATTCCCGGGGTCAACGACTTCTTGCAGTTGTGGAATCGCGGACCTTCCGGAACTGTACGCAGCCTCGTCGAAAGGGGCTATACCGCCTAGGTTCTTGTGCGCCAACCCATGCGAAAGCACATTACCCAATCGCCGCACCTTGTTCACGTCCGTTAGGTGCTCGATCGAATTCCCGTGACCCCCCGCCCGAGCGAGGTCGTAGGCCAGCGCGTACATTTCTTTACCCTTCCCCGGCACATCGTGGTACCACTCTCTACCGTGACGTTGCGAGGGTACCACGCCCATGCTGTAGAACTCCAACATTGTGGGCGGATCGTAGGGGCGCGTGGGGTCATTAAACCCCGCCTTTATCCGGTCCTGAAACGACTTCGTTAAGGGTTTCCGCGAACTAATCATATCTGCCGACCACGAAATCTCGGGCGCTCGGTCGGTCCTAGAGCCCGCACTCATTTTGCCTGATGCTTTGCTTTCCGGGTCCAATCGGAGAAAACCGTCGAGCGGCATGCGGCCTTTCGCTACGATGGGTTCGTTCCGCTGGCTTTTGGTCGACATCGTGGCCCGAATCGGTTCTCCGCTAGCGGTTTTGCCGAACACGCCCCGATTGTTGTACGCTTCGACCACATCCTCGGGCAGCATGCCAGCTGTGGACCTCCGGAAAGCGGGGTCGATTCGTGCCGTTCCCGGCAGCGCCGCGAGCTTTTTGTGTACACCGGCCACGCCGCCCATGAGGTCGGCGAAAGACATGTTACTTTTGGGGATCGGTGGTGCCATGGTATACCTCGTCCGAGATTGTTAAAGTCTGCAAGTGCAGGTCGATCGTCAGCTGCATCGGGTCGCTATACCCGCCAGCTAGGTTCCACACCACCGGCACCCCCAGCCCGCGAGCGGCCTTGAACAGTCCCCGATCCCGTGCCGCCAGCCCCTCCTTCGACAGGTACCCGGCCCCGTACGGGTCTTGGTCCCAAGCGTCCGCACCGGCTTGGTACATTATTATACTCGGCTTGTAGGTCCGAATCAACCCCTGGAACAGCGCCTCCCACATCTCGTACGGGTACTTCCGGAATTTCTCCTTGCTAAGCAGTTCACGAGTGATGTTCGTCACACTGTCCTTCAAGCCCAGTCTAGCGATGATGTCGTCGGTCCCGTCCCCGTGGTGCGCATCCCCGTCGACGATCAACACCCGTGCACCCGTGTTCACCGCCCGTACAGCGGCGACCATCAACCCGTTGAACGTGCAGTAGCCCCAGCAATGGTCCCAGTGCGCGTGGTGGAACCCCTGCGTGGCAGCACAGGCAACACCTCCATGCCGGAGCACCCGGGTCGCAGCGTCGAAGAACGCGCTGTTCGACGCTATTACCGCCCGGTTGACTGCAGCTTTTCGGTTCCCAAACCCGTTCGGGTGTTTCCCCGCTATGACCCCGTCAACGAATCCGGGCAAATGTGCGCAGTGCAGGTCGCTGGGTTCGAGCAGGTCCACGTGCTCGGGCTTGCGTCCCGACTGGCGAACGAACTCGGGGATCTTCGTGATCGAGATGAAATCGTACGAAGCTGCCTGCTCGGGGTGGTAGTAGATCGGCGTCATGGTGTGTCCTCTATGTGATGAATGAACCCTCGATTATAACACCGGTACAACATCCTGTCAACCCCCCGCCGTAGCTATGACCTTTTTCTTGCGCCACGCTTCGACCCGCTTCTGGTCCTTCTCCTCCGGTATTTCGCGGGTTGTGAACCTGAACATACATTTGAGGCAGTACCTTCGGCGCTTAGTCGTGTTGTTGACGTTCTGGTACGTCGTCGTGACCATCGTGGTATACCCGCACGCGACGCATTTCATAACCACCCTCCGTGTATTCCTACATCTTTGCACACTTGCCGGACAGCCCCACGAACGTTCAGGTGGGGGTAACCCGCTTCTATATCGACGACCATCTTGGAGAGTATATCGCGCAACCCGTCCAGCACCTGGAGCGCGTGCGCCCCCAGTCCGTTGTCCTGCAGGAAATAGATCGCCTCGATTTGGTCTGCGAGCTTGACGATAGTGCCTATATCGGTAGCCTTCATTTCCCTGTGCACGCCCCCATAGTCGCTATCCACCAGATCCTCGGCCTTTTCCACCACACCCTCGCCCCCCGCCAGCTCCAAGAATCGCTTAAACGGCGTCGGCACATCACCCGTACGCACTTCGATGATGTCGTGCGACAGCGACCATTGGAGCAGCTTGAGTTGTAGGTTGTTGTGCATCAGCCCCTTCCACCGCATCGCCGCAGCGAGCGATCCGGCGATCACCGCCACCGCGAATGAATGCTCGGCCAGCGTTTGCTCGCGGGCGACTTGCACGATGTGCCACCGGCGCACGTGGCACGCCCTCAATTGTTCAGCAGTTGTTAAACTCATTCTGTTCCCCTTGCTCTGATGGCGGCGGCGCAATCTATTGCCACGCCCAAAATTACGTTGGATGGTTTATTGGCTATGTTGATGCACACCAATGCACACGCCTCACGCTCTGCTTTGACTGCCGCCTCAAGCTCTGAGCGGTAGCACTGGGTGTCGTCGTCATCTTTCATATTGTCAATTCCTTTTCCCATGCTTTGTGTCATTCAGCCACCTCATAAGTCATCTCAAAAATGTCGGGCTTGCAGGGGTAGTGTTCACCCTTCACGCCAGTGATGATCCAGTCGCCGGGGGTGACTTCGTGACCGCCTTCAAGGGTGTTAATCCACCCTATCTCTAAGAATCCGTATAGCGGGCTTACCTCGGGGTGGTCACCATGTTTGAACCACTGCGTGGCCTCGATGACAACTGGCTTCTTGCGGAACTTCATGTGTTCTCCTTAATGCCGTGGGCGACTTCGATTGCTCGGGCAAATTCAACCCAATGTGAATAATTTCGATCAGCGATTTCGTTAAGCTGCTCATCCGTCAGCGGCTTGCGCTGTGCTGCGGGTGGGATGATGAGCGGCTTCACAACCGAACCGTCACCTTTCAGCCTTGCCATGTCCTTTGCGTCCTCTTCGGCATAAAACATGTCGTGCAGGTTGAGGCCATCAAAGACACCCCACGCCACAGGCTTCTGCTGCGCCTGAGCCAAGGCCATGCCGCCAACAACGTCGATCAGCCGCCTGATTTCAGCCACCAGCGCTGCTGTCGTTTCAACGTCTACCGGGACTACGACCCCGGCCATCAGCCATTCTTCTTTCATGCTTTCATCCTCCTGATCATGGCTGCTACCTTTTCCCCGTCCATCTCCTCGAAGATGGATATCTCGACACTCCGAGCCACGCGCTCAATTATTAATGTCCAAAGCTGCCGTACAACCCTCTTGTTCTCCGCATCTTGCGCACCGAGCAGCTTCCCGAAATTTGCCTCGTACCAATCTTCAAAATCGTTAGACATGGCGCATTATCCTCGTGTTCTCGTCCACCCGCCATTGGCGAGCTTCGTTAATTTCCATCTTGTCCTCCACCGCTTTGTGGATGTTGATGCCGTTTTTCGCTGCCACGTCAAGCAGCAGGATCATTACATCGCCCAATTCCAGCGCGGATCGTGGGTCGCGGGCGTACTCACCCACCTCCTCGTAAAGCTTAAGCAGGATATCCGCCGTGGACCTTTCGGGGAAATTCGCATCAGCCCAACTCGTTATCCTCGCTTGCAGCTGCTTGATGTCGGCCCCGCCCCGCTTGCCGTAAGCATTAGCCGCACGCACCGCCAAATCCGCGTTTTTGCCGCAGTTCCCCAGCACGCCTCGCAAGTGATGCCGGACTTCGAACGTTGCAATTACCGCTCCGCTGGCGTCCACTATCTGCGCGTCGTTCGAAGGGTTTAGACTCCAGGGCAGCGCGTTTGGGCCATCGGTATGTACTTCGGATTCCATCTGCATCATATGCGTTTAGCCTTCCAAATGTTGACTATCTGCTCCATTCTGTCACTCCGCGAACCCCGTTCCAGCAGGTGTACATCCCTGTGTGTTGGCCCCGTACCAATCCACCTCACTACCGACTCGCCCTCTTCGATTGCCTTAACGATGCAGACCAGATCCCGCTCGTACTGGATGTAATTCGTAAAATTCAAGAACACTTCCTTCGCGCCATTATAACTAATGGCCTCGGTGATCTGCTTCGGACTGAACGTAAAAATCCTCCTCGGCAGCTTCGTCACAGTCGTAAGCTCCGTCTTTTGCCCTATAGACTCGAAACTTGTCTCCAGCTGGTCGTCATAGCACGGTCCCGAGTATCCCACCTGTGTCCCCTCGGTGTCGTATCGGTTGGCCACCCGAATCGGAAAAGTGCGGCATGTCCCAATAATGCTGACCCGGTTCGAGCGGCTGAACACCATGTCGTGCGGAACCCCTACATCCGCTAGGATTTGCCACGTGCTCACGTCACGCGAGGTTGTGTAGGGGTAAAACCCATGGTACATGGACAACCCGTACCCCTGCGCCCCTTCAACCAGTACGTGCTTCGCTTCAGCCAAAGCTGAACGATAGTCCTCGACGGTAGTTGTTAATCCTCGAAGAGCGCTGCAATTCGCGGCAATATTCATGTCGTCCGGATCGCGCCGAATCCGTTGGATCATCGCGGCACCCACACCTTTTTTAGTCGACCCGATTTTGGTCATCGGCCCTGCTTCCTCGTCCACGTGACTTTGCCACACCACCGCCGCGTGCGGGTGGATCAAGACATCCACGCCCTGTAAAAGATCCCGGCATTCGTGCATTTCTTCCAGCAACTGCTGCGGGTTGATAAGCGACCCAGGACCGAGCAGTACGCGGTTCAAGCGCGGCGACACAACCCCGTTACCCAAGTGCGTGTGGATGAATTTCCGACCTTTGCTACTGATGTAGGTGTGCCCCGCATTAGGTGCCCACGCGGTGAGCACGGTATCGGGCATTTCCTCCTCGGCTAGATACCCGACGATCAGCCCCTTGCCAGTGCTGCCGTATTGCAAATCTACTACAATTTTGATCGATTCCATCTGTCTATCCTTTTGCTGCATACCAATCGTCACCCACTCCCCAATCGCACCGGATCGGAACCCGGAGCCGTATGGGGCACTCAACACCATCGAACGTGGTGTAAATCCTTGCTATCTCCTCGGCTTCTCCTTTCGCGTCTCGGTCGAGCGATATGCCGACCTCGTCATGCACGGTGAGCAGCAGTCTCCCGCATTGCTTGCTCTCAAGGTGTCGGTGCAACTCGATGAGCTTAAGCTTCATGCAATCCGCACTCGTTGCTTGGTAGATCAACCCCGACGCTTTATGCACAAACTGCCCGCCGGGGAACCTTAGGTGTCGGCCCAGCACCGAACGGACGTGCCCCCGCTCCTTCGCTATGCCGCTGGCCTTCATCGAAGTGTTCCGCATCCCGGGGTTCGCCGCGTGGTATTTCTCGAACAGCGCCATCGCCTCGGGTCCGGCTTTCAAGTAAACGTTCCCGTTTGGACCCTCCTCCTCGGTGTACGGCAACCCGCATTCCTGCGCTAGCCGACCGGACCCCATGTTGAAAGCGAGCCCTAGGTTGATGGCCTTGGAACTCGGGCCACCCGCGTACTGTGCATTTCGAGGGATGCCTGTCATGTCGCTCACCAGCTGGTGAAAATCTAGGTCCGGGTTCTTCTCGTACGCCTCCAGAATCGCGGGTACCTTACCGTAATGGTTAGCAACCCGAAACTCAAACTGGCTCCAGTCCAGACCCAGCCAATCGGCCCCAACATCTGGTACGAATATGGGTCGCACCAACGACTTAATATCCTTATCTCTGGATGGGATCTGTTGGAGCGCTGGGTTAGTGATACTAAGTCGCCCGGTTCCAGTTCCAGCCTCAGCATCGTTTTTAGTCTGGTTGTAGTTGCAGTGTATAACGCCATCATGCTGGTGTCCTAGGATGTGCCCACTCAAAAATGTGTCCCGTGTTTTAAGCATCTTGCGCAGGTCCAAGATCATGGAAGCCGCCGGGTGCTTCATCCGACGCAAGCAATCCGCATTGATCGAGGCCTTGCCCCCATCGGTCTTGTCCGCTTTAGTACCATCGACGAGGTACCACTCGTTGTTCTCGCGCAGCACTGGCTTGAATAGGTCGGCGATGGACCCGGACGGGTTCGGGTTGACCTCGAAGCCAGCGAGGGTATTAAGATCCCGCTGCATTATGTCGATGCGCGTCGTGAGGCCGTGGACCGCCTTGTGTGCCCGCTCCACGTTCACCCGCACACCCTGGTACTCCATGTCCATGATAACGGGCATCAGATCCGTTTCGAGCTTGTGGACTTGGTGGAGGTTCTGCTTCTCTATCTCCCCCCGCTGCCAGTTGTACAGCGCAAGGGTCACCACCGCATCTTGGATCGCGTATTTCGAAACGATGTGCTCAGGAGCCCGCGAAATGTTCGGCATCTGCACGTTCCGCGTAGCTCTCCCGCCGAACAGCTTCGCCATCTCCTCGTAAATCTCCTCGTCCTTCTTCTGCCCCGCGTACTTGCGAGCCAAAAAATCAAGCGAGTAGGTCGGTTCGTGTTCGCTGATCAGCGCTGCCCGTACCATCGTGCAGTCGATCCGGTCAAGCGGAATGGACACCCCCGCCTCCCGCAGGAAATGCAGGTCGAATTTGAGGTTGTGGCCCACCCACTTGTCGACCGACTGGTGCGCGATGAGGTCGTTTAGCCAGTCGATCACGCCGGGACTGGTACGAACGTCCCAATACCACGAATGGTCCGGGAGTGCAATGGACACGCCGAACAGCTTGTCCTTCCACCAGTGTAGCCCCGTGGTCTCGGTGTCGATCACCACCACAGGGGCACTGTCGATGCGTGGAAAAGTGGCCATCAGAACGGGATGTCGTCTTCGTTCCAGGCGTCTGCACCGGGTTTTGGCCGGTTAGGTGTGGCGGCAGCGGGTGCACGTGCTGCAGGCTCTTTACGGTTGATCTTGAAGGAAAAGAATTTTTCGCCTTCCAACTTGCTCCCCTGCCTACCCGTGTTCACCCAAGCCGACACCCAATAGTCTACCCCCTCGACGTTGAGCGATCCGGTGTACTCCGGATGCTTGTCCGTGCTGCGGTTCTTGTTCCGTGCCAGCATGCCCGAATTGGTGTTGTCGTACTGCGTCATGTAAGCCCTCTATCAGTTGATTGTTGAAGTCTGTATTATACCACCACTAGGGTGATGGATCAATCGTCACAGTTTGTACCCATTGTACCCCTCCACTATATCGAGCGCGTTTTTGCTCCGGGTCATTCCCACGTAAAACACCCGGACCTCGTCGTCCGGCGATTTCTCGGCTGTCTGCTGCACCCGCGTTGTCATGTCCGTGAGAAGAATGACGCGATCCGCCTCATGACCCTTTGCAGCGTGGATTGTCGAGAGCCGTATAGTAGGCGCGACATCGAGGTCCGCGTCAGCGTAAAAGTCCACGACTCGTCCGGGTATGGTGAGCGCGACATAGAAGGGGCTTCTTGTAATAGCCGCGTGGTCGTTTCTTTCGAGTGCTGCCCGGGTGTCGGCTGTGGCGACGGCGAAGATAGAACTGCGCTCGCCGTCAGTAATTTTCGTCCCTCGACATAGTTTACGGTACGAGCGCACCGCTGCGGCGAAACGATTTTGATACATCCCGGGTCTTCCACTCTCCCGCGTATATGGAATCCTTTTTTCGATAAGCGATTGTTCCACTTCGCGTAGGACGGAGTGGGTTCTCCCAAGCAAAAGCGTATCCGTCCCATGTTCGATGTCCACCGAGTTGATCGAGCCGTGAACGCGGACAGATCCCAAATGCTCTCGGGGATTGAATTCTTTATCGACTCGGAAATTGATGCGACGGATAAGGCTTTGAGAGCGCGAGTGGACTGTAGAAGGAAGTCGATGCGACTGCGTGAGCACCGTGCTACTACCCTTATGCCTTTGCGTGAATCTTGCCATACCGTGGGCGTCCGCACCCGCCCAAGTGTAAATCGCTTGGTCGTCGTCACCCGCGATGATGACTTGATGGGAGCGCTTGCAGAGCTTCTCGACGACTGACCACTGAAGAGGTGATAAGTCTTGAGCCTCGTCGACAAATACGACTTCGGCATCTGCACGGATCGCGCCCTTCGAGGCCCGCTCCAGCATATCTGTGAAATCGTAGTATCCATACGTAGATTTCCAGTCAGCATAAGCCCGAACGAAAGCATTGAACTCGGCGCGGGTTCCAGGTCGATCGGAAACGTCGTACACCTCGGCTGGGTTGCTGAATGTGCTTCTTGCATAATTTAGTATATCCAAGTAAAAATCACCATCCGCCCGCTCCTCATCGTCCTCCGGGGATTTACCAATGATCGGCACCCCCATCACCGTCGAGAACTCGCGCAGCTTCATCGAATCCACCACTTGAGTCTGCCGCATACCCATGTGCCTGAACGCCATCGCGTGGATCGTCGACACGTTATTGGATTTGCGCAGTCCCAGCCGGGAGAGCGCTTCGTTAGCAGCGGCACGGGTGAAGGAAACAAAAGCCACGCGCTCGGCTTGAACACCCGATTCCCGTATCTCCCTCACTCGCCGCAACAGTTCGGTTGTTTTACCAGTCCCGGGTGGTCCGTAGATGGCTTCAACCTGCATTACACCCGCCAAGTGATCGCCCGAACCGCCCACATACTGGCGGCTTCCGCTTCGGTGATCGAAATGCTGTACATCCGCTGCAATTCGGAATCGTGGACGGAATCGCGCAGCACCTTCAGATATCCGATCACATTGTCGAACTCGGACTTCACCCTGCTTACTCGACGCTCTTCGTCCTCGCTCAGCTTGCGGTACTCCACTATTCTGGGTTGCATGGCCGGTACCACCGGGATAGCCGCCTCTTCGCGAGTGACTACCATCTCTTCCGGTGCGGGTGCTTTACCGAACGATTCGTCTTTGGGTTCTTTTTTAGTCGCCATATCCATCTTTCTATTGGGTGGGGCTTACTCGCTGCGTCTGGGGGCTGGCATCAGGTTAATCCGGTCGTCACCGGCCAGCGATACCTCACAGCATCCGCTTTCAGCCCCGAAAATCAATACTCGCTCTCAGCCGCCGCAGCAGCTTCGTTGTCGTAATCCGCACTCACTTTGACACCACCCTGACGAACGGTCTCGTACAGCTTCTCAGCCCGCTGGTACACGTCTTTCGGCACGAACCCCATGGGGGTGATATTGAAATTGTGGTAAGACTCGTTCCGCGCATTCGTCTCAGTCATTGCCGACAACTTGTAAGCCCTGCTGAACGAGTCAGTGTTGGTCAACCGCACGAGCGAATTCCAACGCTTGCTCACCTTCATCTTGGACTTGGCCATCGAGATAACGGCTTCCTGCCATTTTCCGTCGAAGTGCACGAGCACAAAATGCTGGGCAGTATCGATTGCTTCCAAACCGTCCTCCCCTAGCGCAGCTATCGCGTCGTCGGCCATCCCCTTCGATGCGAACGCACCCCGGAAGCCGTTGGACCCGCCACCGCCGGACTTGCGGTCCTTCCAGACGAGGTACTGCTTCGTGTAGTACACCGGCACCACCGTGACCGCTTCGCCGTAAAGCTCGCGTGTAACGTTGTTGTACAACATGCCTTCGTCGGCACCCTCTATATACGCGGCATCCGTCTTTTTACGCGCCGGGGACAGCGCCTGCACCAGTTCGATCCTCGGTATGATCATGTCGTCCGTTGTCACATTCTCGGACCCCCTCGCTTCCCCCTTGCTCTGCAACCACTCAGGTAGCTCGTTCGAAACCACCAATTCGTTTTGCTGAACAGTCGCTACTTCTTGCTTCTTACTTGCCATTGCAATTACTCCATACAGTTAGAAAAGCACACCGGAGTGTGCTACGTATTCGGATCGCGCCGAATTGGGGTGGAGGGTATAGGCAGATACCCCCCGGAATTTTAAGCGCGGGTGATCGACGCTCGGGTGAATGGGGATACGTTAAGCATCTCTGTGGGCATCTCGTCACCATTGCGAACCATGCTTTTAACAGCCGCTTTAAGCGTGCTCGGGTTGATGTTCTCTTGCAGTAGGTCACCCCGCCCATTATCGCGGAGCCACTCGTAGAACTCCGGCTTTTTGTCGGCTTTGACACTCACGTGCATGTCGGCGGTGAGCGACACCCGGCCCACCCCCGTGACATTGATCCGGTCGACCCCGTCGTCCTCCATCGCTGTGGGGATCTTAGTGATGCGGAGGAAATCGTATTCCTTGTTGATCAGCTTCAGCTGTTCTTCCGCCGCCTCCTTGCGGTTTTGCAATGTGGACATCGCGTGAACTAAATCCACAAGCGTGAGGCTGTCGTACTGCTGGAACTCGTTTTTTTGTTCAGTGGACACCGGTGACTCCTTTGATCCCAATGCGGATTGCCGTGTAGATTCGATCCCGGTTGTTCCACTTCAGGACATTGAACGCGTCGCCTTTCTCGCGTGCCAGTGCGAACACCAACCCAGCGATTATGGGCGACCCGCTGGGGGCGAGAAAGTCCACTTTCGGGTCGTAGTCCGCGAAGCGCTCGCGAATCAACCCCACCAACTTCTGGTTGTGAAGCGAATCGGGTACATTGCTGACCTCTGACGCGGACAGAAAAACGGGTTCGCCGAACCGTTCTACATCGCTGTAGTTCGCGGTGGTTACTTCCTGCGTAATAAACACTTTAGCCATTTGATCCTCTATTCACTGTTCTATGGGTCCCATTATACCCTACGCCAGCGTACCCATCAATACGCCTTCGTTTCTGCTTTCAATGCTGCTGCGGACAAATTCTGAGACGTCTTTTTTACTCCGCAGTGCGTCCACCACGGTCCCGTCCACGGTGCCTTCCGCGACCAGATCTATGTAGGTGACCGACTTTGTCTGGCCTATCCGGTGCGCCCGATCCTCCGACTGCTCGCGCTCGGTAAACGAGAACGAATTCGAGTAGTACACCACCAATTCCGCCTTGGTCATGTTCAGACCTACGCCACCGGTGGCCGCGTTACCAACGAGAAACCGGGCAGCACCTGATTGGAATTTTTCGGACACATTCGCCCACCGGGTGTTCTCGTCTATGGCACCATACACCTGCACCACGCTGCTCGGCCCGTACTTGTCCACGAGCGCCTCGGTGACCATTAGAATTTCTTCGATGAAGCGGCACCAAACGATCGTGCTGCACTGATTCTCCTCGACTATCGCTAGCAACTCTTCTACTTTCGGATTCTTCCCGGGTATTCGGTTGTGGTCGAACTTGGACTTGTTGTACGCGTCCGGATTGCGCTCGTAGGTGATGACACCACCAGCGATTTCTTGCAACCTGAGCATCTTTTCGAGCACCGTTTTGATCGTAATTCCTCTATCCCCAGATACCGCTGAGTCACGCTTAGAAATTTCCTTGTATAATCGCTTCTGTTCATCGTTCAACACTACCTGTCTAGTTTCGTAAATCTTCGGCGGCAACTCCGTCAGCACATCGCTTTTACGCACTTGATACACGAACGGCGATATTAGCTCAATCAGCTCCTCCATGTTTTGGTACCCCACCACCTGCCTGTCTTCGAAACCGCCCATGATCGCGTACCGGTTGCGAAAGGAGTAAAAATCTCCTATGCCTATGATATTCGGGTCGAGGAACTCGAACTGCATGAACACATCCATCGGACCGTTCGCTATAGGAGTCCCGGTCATAATCACTTTGTACCGCGCCGATTTACCCAAATCCACGCAATTCTTGCTCCTCACCGCGCTGTGGGTTTTGATCATGTGTGCCTCATCAACAATCATCGCCACTGCGAGAGCGGAGTTGACGAATGTGCTCGCGTATTTCACCGCGTGCCCTGCTGCCAGTGACTCGGTACCCACTATTAGGAATTTCAAGCCTTTATCTACAACCGCATTCCACACCTCAAACGCCTTGGGCTTTCCGGTGTCGAGCACACACACATCGCTTTGAACCGGGCAATGTATCCCTATCTCCGCTTCCCAGTTGCGCCGGGTACTGAACTTCGTGACAACCAGTACTCTTTCGACCTTCCCATCGAGGTAGTACGCTGACATCAAGTCGAGCGACGTTTTGGTCTTGCCGGTACCCATATCCATGTAAAACGCAAACGCCTCTTTTGTCCACGCCCTGTCCAACCCCGTCCGCTGGTATTTGCGCGGTTCAGTCTTGAACGGGTACAGGACCGGGAACGGCTCGGTTTGTCGCAACACGCGTTCGATCGTCTCGCGAGCCACTTTGACCGCTTCGCCAGTAAACGCGTTGATATCGAAGTTGCTCAGCAAGAAATCACTATTGGCTCGCAAAGCGGGGGCGGTCCAGATTTTCTTTTTGGAATCCCACCGCCGATTCGGGATCTTTCGCACCCGGTCCACCATCCACGGTGGCGTGTGTATTGTGAATCTTGAAGTCTTTTGGTCGTAGCCAATTCGGACTTCAGAACTCTGTATCGAACTTGGGTTCATCGACTTTTACCTCATGATCTTCAGTTATTGGTGCGTACCACACATTGAGCACTTTACCGCCCGGGATTCGCATCTTGTCGTGGTCCGCTCCACAGTCGCGACGTAGAGTGGTCCAAAGGTCCATACCGGTCATCACCTCGGCCTTATTCCGCTTCAGGTACTCGCTAAACGCGGTGCCGCGAAATACGATGCACCTCACCCCGCTTATGACTTGCACCACCGGGATGTTGCGGGTGAGCGCCTTCCGGTCTTCAATGTTCGTACCATCGCTCGACAGATCCGCCTTCTGAACGAACTCGTTGAATTTCGACGCAATGACGCCCGCAGCAGACGCCTCCTTAGGAACCTCGATCACCCGGAGCGTGGGGATTAGCGGGTCCAACACCCTCTTGCGCCAAGACTCCTGCGTGATCTTCGGTATGTTGATCTTAAGCTTTTCGAATATCAGGGTTCCCATCGCTGCCGGGTCGCGCAGGATAATAGTGGGTATGTTCGCTATCAGCTTTCCGTTCACGTGCACCCCCCACCTCGGCGGTTCGGACTGGTACTCGATAAGCTCGGTGAACTGCGGCAACGAATCGTGCGAGTCCATGTCTTTCATCTCGTCCATCGAGATTCCGAATTCCCGCGTAATGCACACCTTGCGGTCGCACAGATCCTTGCATGGTGATTCGCTGCATTTATACAGGTAGTCCCTCCGTGACGCGGAACGAATCACCTTCTTCGCCTCCGCTGCTCCGAGCGGTTTGTCGAACATCGTCTTGTTCAGGTCCATCGCATCGTCGAAAAACGAGTCGGGGCGTGCACGCTTCAGGTAGACGGTGACGTTGTACATCGCCTCGTTCCGCGAACCCGACTCCACGCCGGTGTGGATCATCTTCTGGATGCACGGGGGCGCTTCCAAGTGCTCGCGCTGCGCCATTTCTTGCAGCTGCTCGACGGTCACACGTTTTGATTGAGCGTAGGACACGAACAATTCGAACGACAACCGGTTGCCGCGCTCGTCGACTGCGAATCGCACGGTGTTCTCGGTGTCGAAGTAGCAAAGGTTGATCCAGTTGCCCAGCGATTTTTCACCACTGGACGTCACGAGCGAGTCCTGCTTGGGGAATATGTCCACATGGTGCGTGATTTGGAGCACATCCCGCCAACTGTTAAGCAGCCGGATCACCAACTTGGCGGGGAGGTATTCCTGCCCGAACAGGTACAAGTGCGCACCACCACTCTTGGAACGGGTCGGCACCAAGGGTAGCCGGTAGTGATCAATTTTCGCCGCCAGCGCAGCTAGGTCGATATCGGACCCGTCCGCACCCTTGCCGTGGTTGTCCACGTCGATGCACCCGAACATCACCGTACCGCCGTCAGTGATGGGTACCACGCCCAAGCCCATCTTACCGTCCAAGTGATCGGAATAACACCCGGGCTTCACCTCTTGCTTCTCAGTGATCATGTTCCCGGTAGCCGGGTCCCACTGACCGTAACTGCGTAAGTTACCCGAAAACAACTGCGCGAAGTCTTCCGCTAGACTCGTCATATTCGCCTCTTCCTCTATGGTTATTGACTCCACTTCCGTGGGCTGTTATAATTATATCATCTCGCCATCGGAACAACAACCGCACCAGTTTGTTCCACCGTTCCATTGCAATGGAACACATGATGGAACACCCCCTCCCATTCGAAGAACAGGTATTCTGTTACATCGTTACACGCGCACGCGGGGGAATTAATGCTGTGCTCCGTAACCCGGCATATAGTATATAGATGTAACAGATGGAACAATGGAACAAGAACCACCGGAGTCCCGAACGACGCGGGCTCTCGGCTTATCGGCTGTTCCAGACGCCGTTACATAATAATGTAACGTAAAGATCCCGTTGGGTCTTCTCGTGTATGCGCATGTAAGTTCCGTGTAAGCCCTCTCCGAGGCTCTTAGACACCCTGTGGCTATTGGGTTACCGGTGCGGGTTGCGGAGCGTTCGGGAGACCCTGCGGCAGGCCTCCCTGACCCCCTTGCGGTTGTGGTTCGCCCCCCGTGTCTTCTGGGTACTGCTCCGGAATGCCACGACGAGCACCCGCAGCGCCTGTGGCTGCAGCGCCTACGTTTCCCGCTGTGGAAGCTTTCACCAGCATCTGCTCCTGTTGTTTCAGGCTCGCCATGATGCTATCGATCACGGGCTGTAGTCCCAAGCCCGGGGTAGTCAGCTTCTCGACCGTTGGTTGTGCGACGCTAGGACTGAACCCAGCCATCCGGGGTACCATGGCTTGAACCGCCTCCGTCGCCGCCCCGATCGGGCTACCCGTGGCAAGCCTTGTGGCGGCACCCACCGCACTCGCGCCAGCGTCGAGGTCCGTATCGACCGGTGTTTTCCTGAACCCGGCCTTCTCCGTCCGCAGCATCTGCGCCTCTTCTATCAACCGCTTCTTGAACTCTTCGAACGCTCCGTCATCCCTGAATGCGCGGCGAATCTTGTCCTCCGAGTCTTTCCCAAGCACCGTTCTGAACGGGTCGGATGACGCGCCGCTGGTGCGGAGCTTTTCAAGCATGGCTTGCGAGATACCCGCACGGAACGCGTCGTACTCGGATGGGCTACCTGAGAAACGCTGTATCATCTTGCGCATTTCGGGTTCCGGCAGCTGGTAAATCCGTTGGCCCTCTTTCAATGCCGCCAGCATTTCGGAATCGCCCGCGAATTCCAGTCGTGCTGCTTGGTACTCGGGCGAGGCCTTTTCCATGTCCTTAAGTAGCCGTTCTTTGATCCCCATCAGTATGCGGGCTTGATTCGCCGTGCGGTCGCTCGTAAGCGCCTTCTCGATCATGTCGTCGAGTTCCATTTTCGTTTCGTGCAACCCCCGCAGTGTGTTTTTAGGGTCCGTGATATCCAAGCCTTGGTCGGCCATGCGGCGTGCGCCACCTTTCATCGCTGCTTGGAACGAGGGGAGGTTCTGGAGGCGTGCAATATCGGGAGCCGTTTGCGGGTTGAATGTCGGGGAGGATGCCCATGCGCTGTCGTAAAGCGCCTTGGCGTCGTCCGAACGCTTTTTAATCAAATCGGTCACGTCGGTGTAAAAGTCCCGCGACCCCGACATCAGCGTGCGCAAATCTTCGCTTACTCGCGGAATCCTCCCCATCTCTCGGTTCACCAACGTGTCTTTGGCCACATTTCGTGCAGCACCGGGCGCGGACGTTGCTCTCCGCAGTAGCGCTGCGGTGTTTTCACCCAAATCCGCCAGTGTGCCTTGGCCGCGTGACATTGCGTTAATAGCGTTCACAGCGTCCTCGACCGACAGGCCGTCTTTTTCCAACGCTTTCGTAATCGCGAGGTCGGCCATCTTGTTGCTATCGCCGAACCCGAGCGACCGTTTAAGCCGTTGGTAAAGTGGTGAGGCCACGTATTTACCGGCAGCACCCAGCGTCCCGGTGAGCAGAGCACCGGTGGTGGCACCCCGGACGGCTTCACCGGGCAATTCGGCGAGTGACTTTTCGCTCGTACCCACGGCGGATGCGGCACCGGAGCCCGCTCCGTACCCCATCATCCTGCGAATACTGGGGGTAGCGCCGGACATCAACCCGGCTACCTTCGGCCCCACCGCTCGTGCCACAGCCGGTACAGCCGCTGCACCCCCCGTAACCAGTGCTGGTGCGATCCCGCCCGCTAGTTCCGCTGTGGTGGACGCGATCGGGTTTTCTTCACCGTATTTGCGCAATCCCTCCCGTTCGGCTTTAAGGTACGACTCGTAGCTCCCCGGAGCGGATTCGCCGGTAACGAGGTTCGACATGTTTTTGCGCCCACTCCTCGGGTCCATCGAAGACCGCATTCGCGCAATGGCTTCATCGGAAAAACCGAAAGTAAGGCCTTGCAGACCGGCACCAGCGGCGTTCGGAAGCAGGGGTCGGGGACGGTCGGGAGGCGCAGCCATCGGGGTCGGGGCTTTCCTGCCTTGACTCGGTGGTACAAACGCTGCGCCGGTGGACTCGTTCATCTTCTGCGCTTGGAACCGGTTGATGACTGCAGCAGGGGTGCCATCGGGGAACTCGTACACCACCCCGTTGATTACTCGTTCGATCGCCATTATCTTGCCTCCCGGCCTTGCGCATCCACCTGCACTCGGGGCATGGTGAAATACTGTTGATAGGTCATCCGATTCGGGTTCAGTTGCACCCTACCTTTAGCGTCGCGGGTGGTGATCGGGTTCGCGTCCAAATACCTGCGCCATTGGCTTTGCGCCTCCGCGTCAATCCGCCCATTCACGGACGCATAATTGGATAAAAAAGAGTTGAAGTCCCGATCGCGCTCGCGCTGCGCCAGTTGGAACTCAATGATGGTCTTGTTCGTTATCGGTTCCTTGTCCGAACTGAATGTCCCGAGTTGCATCATCTTGACATCAAGGTTCGACACATTGGAGTCTCCCGGAATACGGTTTTGCTTCGCGGAGAGCGCCGCTAGCGCGTCGAACTCGTTGATCTTGGCACGGTCACCGGACAGAACCTTTGCGGCACCACCCACATAGGGGAGGCCATAGGTTACGCCCGTGCTGATCTGCGAGTTAAGCGCCAGTGCCCGCTTCAAGCTGTCGATATCCCCATCGACCGTACCCATAAACGGTGCGACCTTGTCTCGAATGAACTTGTCCGCTTCTTCTTTGTCTTTCCGTCGAGCATCCGATGCCTCTTTAGGCGTCATTCCCGCATATTTGTCGACGGACGCTACAGGGACGCCGTTACGCACGTTCACGGGCACGGGAGCCGCAGGTGCTGCCCCTGTCCCAGTACCTTCTGTTTTGCTTCGTTTAGCCGCTTCGATTTCCTGTCGCGTTCTTTCAGTAGACACGGTGGTTTGAGCCAGCGTTGCTGCAGCTTGATCCCTCTTGGTCCTCTCCGCTGCTGCTAGAATCCCCTGAGCTTTCTTAACGTCAGCTGGGTTGTTAATATCACCCCCGGTCTGCTCGATTATTTTCGCTATTTCCGGGCTGTCACTGCGTGCTGATCGCTGCTGCAGCAACCTACGAGCACGATCCAGATCTGCCGGTTTGTTAACGTCACCCCCGAACTCTTCCAGAATCTTGACAACAGCCGGATTCTCGGTGCGCATCGTGCGCCTTTGCAGTATGTCCCGGGCTCTAGTCACATCCACTGGATTGTTTATATCGCCCCCGATCTCTTCCAACACCTTGGCAATCTCGGGCATCGTTGTTCGAGCGCTCGAAGCTTGCTGTATTCTCCGGGCTTTAGCCAGCTGTTCCGGATCGTTCAGGTCGAGCCCCTCTCTAGTCGCGATGTCGGCCAGCGGCTTGTTCCTCTCGAATGCGTCGAACTTGGCCGCGAATGTGGGGTCAGTCACCGACAACCCGGATCTCGCCGCGAACGCTTTCATCTCGGGTGTAGCTTGCCCAACTGCGGTCAACTCCTTCAGTCTAGCGACACCTGCAGGCGAGGTGGGGTCTATCCCTTCAGCCCGCACTTGCTTTTGCATCGCGGTCATCTGGGGCGTCAGCTTCGAGGCCACGTTTAGGCCGAGCTTCGCTGCCTCGGTGGTTTCGGACATCCCCGCCTTGGCCAATTCGTACCGCAGTTTCGCCATCTCTCGCGAGTTCTCCGCTTCTGCCCGTTGAGCTTCCGAGTACTTACCCGTAGCCGCTCCTAACGATTCTCCAAAAGACCCCGTCCTCGTGGGCGCTAGGAATCCTTGCGCCAGTGCCAGCATGGATTGGTCCGGGCCTGTCTGTCTGGACTTCAGTGCTTCGACCATAGCTAGGCGTGCCGCGTCCACTTCGGCTTTGGCCGCCGCGTATTCTTCCGAGTCCGCCCCCAATGCTTGTCGGCCAAGCGCTGCGAGCGACAGCCCTTTTGCGTCCGGTGCTATGTTCAGCATCTTCGCCAGTAGCGGGCTGTAGGCGTCGTTCGTTTCGGTTTCGTTTGCCATTTGATTACCTCTTAGCCGTTACTGTTTAACCCGGACCGACGTAGACGTAGTACCCGTCCGCGTCCACCTCCCAATTGTCCGGGTCGTTGAATGGGTCATCGGTATCATCTACAATAGTACCCGTGTCAGAACCATCTCCAGTGCCGTCATCTCCAGTGCCGTCATCTCCAGTGCCGTCATCCCCAGTGCCGTCATCCCCAGAATCACCCCCGGAATCACCCCCAGCCGCTTGATCCGGTGACCACACCTCTTTGCCTTTGTAATAGTAAACACCGTCGGGCGATATCGCGGTACCATCGGTGTAGTATTTCCACCCAAACCCTGGCTCTCCTTCTTTGGCCGTGTTGGTGACTTCTTTGGTGGTATCATCCGCGCCCCGCAGTGCTCCAACTATGGTACCGAGCAGACCTTTAGTCTTCAGGTCATTGAACTTTGTATCACCAAGGAACGATTTCAACACACCATCAATGGCGGATTGGCCACCTTTACCTGAAGCGAACAGCGAACCAACACCAGCCAGCTGCGAAAGCGGTGAATTGGAGTAGGCTCCGGGGATCGGGGCACTGGCTTTCTCGGAGACTGTGCTGCCGACTTTAAGATTACCAAGCAGGTCAGCGGCGTTTTTCGCTGTGACCAGCGGTTCGTTCATGATGTCTTGATTGTACTTCTGCTCTCGTTCTCCGAACTTGTACTGCTGCTCCAGATTTCTGATTTCCATCTCGTTCGCGGCCACGCCGAGGTCTTTCCCGGTGATCGCTTCAAGCCTTCTACTTGTTGCATCAGCTGTTGCTGTGTCCCCAGCGATTTTCGCCGCTTCGATCTGGCGCTGCAGATCCCGACTCGCTGCGTCAACGGCGGATTTATAGCCGGAGGAGAGCGAGGCGCTTTGGGTGCCAAGCACATCCCGCGCCGCATCACGACTGACCTGTCCCAGTATCGATTCGGCCCGTCTCGAACCGAAATCACCCCCGGCCACGCTCCGACCGGTTTGCCCCGGAAGTATGTTTGATTGAATGTTTTGGTACCCGAGTCTGCCGATTTCGTCCACCACGTTCGTGCGGTACGGGTCCAAATAGCTTTGTATGTTGCTAACCGATGTTGCGGTACCGTCTTTCAAGTACGGGTCCGCTGCGCTGGCTGCAGATATACCACCGGCGGTGGCCAAACTCGATCTTGCCCCGGTGAGGTCAGTGGCCCCGGCTGTAATGTTGCTGGCCGACTTGATCGCGTTTTTTTGCTGATCCGTAAGCCCCGCCACATTCTGTTCTGCCGTTCTACCTATCGCGTCAGTACCAACCTTGGCTATGTCAGTTAGGTACGTATTGTAGAAATCCGGACCTGTAGTGGTCGTAGTCTTCGTCGTATCGATGTTTGGCAGCGCTTTGCCTTGCAGTACACTCATTTCTTCACCTCTTTCAGGTATGCCAACGGGGACTTAGCCGGTGGCGGGATCTCGTCGCGACCCGCTGACCGTTTGTGTTTCCGTATTTGTTCCCTAAATCTATCCAGAATTTCCGCTCCCCTGCGATTAGATCCATCACCGAGCGAGGCGACGATGTCGGCGTCGAACACGTATTCACCATCCGCGAGTTTAGCATCTATGAGGTCATCTTGTCCACCCCCCGCACCTTGTACGTAATGGGACCCTTTGTGTGGTACACCGCCTCCACGCGCTGCAGCCATCAGAGGGGAATTCATAACGCCACCACCTCTCGCGAATTGCGAGAAAGGTTTCATTACGTTTTCCGGTGTTGGCTCGTTCCCGTACGCGTAGTAATCGTTGCCCGATTGAAAACGAGCTTGATTATCCTCGATCGGGTCTACATCGAAACTATCACCCCCGTCCCCGCCTTCGTACGACAGTGGGTTTATAAATGAAGTCATTCTGTTGTTACCTCCAAGCCATGTTTCTGCTAATCCACTACCTGCGCCTAAGGCGCTAATTGCGAGAGGGGACGCCGACTTCGCGGGCGTCGAAGGTGCGCTAAAAATGTTTGAACCACCGCCGCCGGAAGTCTTTGGTATTAGCCCTTTTGGTGGACGACGGAGATAGTTGTCACTGCCGCCCGATAGTTTCGGAATCTTTATGGGCTTAAGCTTCTTCGCCGGATCTTTCTCTTCTTCCTCTTCTACGTCGTCGTCCGGTATGCAGAATCCGGTCCCATCGTCATGGAAACCCGGTTCGCATTGATTATCTTCTTCTTCGTCTGTCGGTTCCTCCAGATCACCATCTAATTCCGGCCCGTCATCGTCCGGTATGCAGAATCCGGTACCATCATCGTGAAAACCCGGTTCGCAGAGGTCTTCCTCTTCGTCCTCATCTGTCGGTTCCTCCAGATCACCTTCTAGCTCAGGTCCGTCATCGTCCGGTACGCAGAACCCAGTGCCGTCATCGTGAAAACCCGGTTCGCAGAGGTCTTCCTCTTCGTCGTCTTCCTCCTCTTCGTCGTCTTCCTCCTCTTCTTCGTCGACCAAATCATTGCCGATCAGTCCATCATCTATCGGTTCTTCATCATCGTCTGGTACGCAGAACCCGGTCCCATCATCGTGGAATCCCGGGTCGCAGAGGTCTTCGCGTTCTTCGTCCACCAATTCGTCTTCGTCCACCAATTCGTCTTCGTCCACCAATTCGTCTTCGTCCACCAATTCGTCTTCATCCACCAATTCGTCCCCATCCACCAATTCGTCTTCATCCACCAATTCGTCTCCATCCACCAATTCGTCCCCATCCACCAATTCGTCTTCATCCACCAATTCGTCTCCATCCACCAATTCGTCTCCATCAACCAATTCGTCTCCATCCACCAATTCGTCTCCATCAACCAATACGTCGCCATCAACCACATCCTCCC